GCTTATTGCCTGCGAGAAAACCGGGCGCAGTTGCTACATGATGGAGCTAGACGAGAAGTATTGCGACGTTATCATAAAGCGATGGGAAGATTTTACTGGCAAAAAAGCGGAGCTGACAAATGCGCGGTAGAAAGCCAAAACCAACAGCAGTCAAACAATTAAACGGTAACCCCGGCAAACGCGCCTTAAATAAAAAAGAACCCGAATATCCATGCCTAGGCTCGACCCCGCCAGACTTTCTCGACGAACACGGACAGAAGGAATGGCGACGGGTTTTCCCAATGCTGTCGGCGATTAAGGTTATAAAAGCGCCAGAGGCCGCGTTGCTTGCAGCATACTGCGGCGCCTTTGCAGACTTTTACAAGCTATCCGAATTGAGCAAGGGCAAGGGCTTTATTGTCAAAGCGCCAAACGGCTGCCCGATGATTTCGCCGCTGTTTCAGGCGTTATCGAAGGCAAGGACTGAAATGGTAAAACTCATGGCCGAGCTCGGCATAACCCCATCTTCGCGCTCTCGCGTTACCGCTGAAAAAGAAGAAGAATCCGACCCGCTGGATGACTTTATTTAATGGCCGAACGCTATCCGCACGTCAACAAGACAAATCAATACTGCCGCGATATAGTCAGCGGCAAGATTGACGCGTGTCTTTACGTGCGGCAGGCGTGTCAGCGCCACCTTGACGATCTTGAAAAAAGCAAGAGCAAGTCATACCGCTGGGCCTTCGACAAAGACAAGGCCGAACGCGCCTGCGTTTTTATCGAGCTTATGAAGCACGTTAAAGGGCAGTGGGCAGGCAGTCGCTTCATCCTTGAACCGTGGCAGTGTTTTATAGTTACCTCTCTGATTGGATGGGTCAATCGTTCTGACGGAATGCGCCGGTTCAGAGAAGGCTTTATTCTTGTGCCAAGGAAGAACGGCAAAACCCTTTTAGCTGCAGGTATTGGTGGGTATATGTTTATGGCCGACAAAGAAGCCGGTGCCGAAATATACTGTGCGGCAACCAGCGAGGCGCAGGCATGGGAAGTGTTTAGGCCCGCAAAGCAGATAATTTCAGGCTCTAAGTTTGAAAAGAAATTCGGCGTTACCGTTAACGCCAAGTCTATGACCACGGCTTCAGGCTCAAGGTTTCTGCCTATTATTGGACGGCCACGCGACGGCGCGAGTCCGCACCTCGGCATCATGGACGAATATCATGAGGCGGCAACCAGCGAGCTTTTCGACGCGCTCCAGACGGGCATGGGCGCAAGAACACAGCCGATGATGTTTACTATTTCGACTGCAGGAACAAACCGGCCCGGCCCCTGCGGCACATATTTTGATCAATGCGTGAAGATTCTGGCGGGAACGGTGCAAAACGACCGCGTGTTCGCTGTTCTTTACGGCATCGACCCGGACGACGACTGGACAGACTTAAAGAACTGGAAAAAAGCAAACCCTAATTACGGGGTTAGCGTCAATGATGAATACCTGATTCATCAACTTGAAACCGCCAAGCAGAACCCCTCAAAGCAAAACATAATCCGCTGCAAGCACCTTAATCAGTGGCTTTCGGTAGACACCGCATGGATGGACATGCTCAAACTTGCGAAATGCAAAGACCTGTCGTTGATACCCGAAGGCATGACCGGCAAACGCTGTGTTCTGGCCCTCGACCTTGCCAGCAAAATCGACATCGCGGCCCTGAATATCCTGTTTTTTGATGATAAAGATTACTGGGCCTTCGGCAAATATTACAGCTGCCGCGCAACCGTTGATAAACCAGAAAATCAGCATTATCAAACATGGGAGCTTGAAGAGCGCCTTACCGTTCATGAAGGTGAACGCATCGACTTCAACCTCATCGAAGACGACGTTAAAGACTTTTGCAAGCAGTTTGAGGTTGAGGCAATTTCTTACGATCCATGGCAAGCCGTTCAGTTGGCGGCGAACCTGACCGCTGAAGGTCTGACCATGATCGAAACCCGCGCAACGGTTCAGAATTTCAGCGAACCCATGAAACTATTAGAGGCGGCGATCAAGGCCAGAGAATTTCACTACGACGGCTGCCCGATTCTGACATGGATGTTCGGCAACGTTGTAGCGCATTACGACAAAAAAGAGAACATCTACCCGAACAAAACCCGCAATGAAAACAAAATCGACGGCGTTGTAGCGCTGATCATGAATATGAACACGGCAACGCGCCTGAGGGCTGTGCCGAAGCCCGTAGAACCCGGAATAATCGTTATTTGAGGTGACAAACATGTACTTTTCGCCAGAAGTGGCCCGTGAAATAGCAAAGCGAAATCGATGCGTGGCGGAATATGTGCCCGGTAGTGGCGCGCGCTGCATTTATTGCGGCGAATGGGGTGACGATTTGCAATACGGCACAAAACGCCTGGTTTCTGGCGTTATTCGGCGGTATCACATCTGCCCTTGTTGCAGCAATAAGTTTGTATCTGATCAGCGGCCGGTTGTTACGGTCATCATTGTCGAAGACCATGAGTAATGCAAGGAAATTTACTTGCGACGCGCCTTAAACCCTTTTGTTTTTCTGGAAAACTTGCTTTACTGAAAATGAAGACGGGCGGGAGTAATTAACCCGCTAACGCGACGGCTGTGCAGGAGCCTGCAACTCTTGCACAGCCTTTGTGTTTTTAGGCGGTTTTATGGGTTTATTCAGCTGGCTCGGCCGTATCTTCAAAAACTCAGCTCCAATCTCGTCACCGAAAACGCTTGACGAGATGCTTGAGCTTTTGGGCGGACTCTACGAAAGCTCGTCGGGCGTTACCGTTACCCCAGAAACCGCCGCCAGACATTCAACGGTTTATTCGTGCGTCAAAATCATTTCTGAAACAGTGGCGCAGCTTCCTTGCGTGCTTTATCAGCGCATAAACGACGAAGACGACACCAGGCTTCGCGCGAAAAATCACTATTTATACAGTCTGCTGCACGACACGCCGAACGATTTCATGACCGCCTTTGAGTTCTGGCGTTTTATGACAGCGGCAAAAGCAATGCGCGGCATGGGGTGCGCTTATAAAAACATGGTCGGCTCAAAAGTAATTGAGCTGATACCGATTGCCCCGGACTCCATCGCTGAAAACTGGAATTCTGACGGCTCGCATGACTTCGATGTGATTTTTGCCGACGGTCGCGCCGAAAAAGTCGACCCGAAATACATTTTCTGCATTAAAGGCATGACACTGGACGGCAGAACCGCAATCAGCCCCATAAAATACACCGCCGAAATGATCGGCTTGAGCATTGCCGCCCAAAGCCACACTGCAAGGTTTTTTAAGAACGGGGCCAGACCTGCCGGGATTTTAAAACACCCGTCTGCACTGAAGCCCGAGACTGTGAAAGAACTCAAAGAAAGCTGGCAGGAGGCCCACGGCGGCGCTAATGCCGGCAAAATAGCCGTTTTACATGGTGGCATGGAATATCAACCGATCACCATGAGCCCCGAGGACAGCCAGTTGCTCGAACTGATGGGCTACAACCGAACTGAAATCTGTGGAATCTTTGGCGTGCCGCCGTGGCTGGTCGGCGCGATTGAAAAAACCTCAAGCTGGGGCACAGGCCTTGAAGAGCAGGTGCGAGGCTTTGTAAAGTTCACCATCAACCCAGATCTTGTCGGCATTCAGCAGCGTATCTGGAAAGACTTACTGTCTACCCCTGAGAAAAAGCGCTACTACGCTGAATTTTTAACTGAGCAGTTATTAAAGGGCGACATAAAGACCCGCAACGAAGCATACAAAGCCGCGCTCGGTGGCACTCAGCACCCCGGCTATATGGTTCCGAATGAAATCCGCAAGCTTGAAAACCTGCCGCCCCTACCCGGTGGCGACGATCTTTACAGACCCAAGTCAGACGGGAAGGTGAATAACGATGAACAACAAACTGAGGCTTAAAGCACTGGCACGCCAGAAAAGCGCCGTAAAAGCACAGGGCAATGAACTGATGCTCTATGGCACTATCGGCAGTTATTACGACGAGCTCGACGGCAAGAAAATCGTCGAACAGATCAAAGCCATGACCGGCAACATCACTGTCAGAGTCAACAGCCCAGGCGGAGACGTGTTCGACGGCATCGCTATTATGAACGCGCTCAAAGACCACGGCAAAGAAAAAGGCAGCGTCACCGTTATCGTTGAAGCGCTGGCTGCTTCGATTGCCTCTGTTATCGCTGTCGGCGCTGCTGATGAGCTGATCATGCAGGAAGGCTCTTACCTGATGGTTCATAATCCGTGGACTATCGCAATCGGCGATGCAGCTGAATTCGAGCATACCGCTGGAGTATTGCGCCAGATCGCCGGAACCATTGCAGATATTTACGCCCGCAAGTCCGGGAAGAGCAAAGAAGACATGCAGGCGCTCATGGATGCAGAAACGTGGATGGACGCTGCCGCATCGCTTGAAATCGGCTTCGCCGACAAAGCCGAAGGCGAAGAGCCGGCCAGCGTCGAGAACTTCGACCTGTCCATGTTCGACAAGGTTCCTGAGGAACTGCGCATTGCAGCTAAAGGCGCCAAACCAACCACCATCAGAGACTTTGAAAAAATCCTGCGTAACGCGGGTTTTAGCCGATCAGAGGCGCGCGCGGTTGCCTCTAACGGCTTTGGCGCTCTCGATCAGCGGGAAGCTGAGACGGAGAAAATAGACAGCGCGAGGCTGTTAGCCGCTCTGGAAACCGCAAAACAAACCCTGAAAGGATAAGACCTATGGAAGAACTGTTAAAAGCAATCAACGATCTCAATACTGTATTCCATGAATACAAAAAGACCAACGACGAACGCCTGAAGGCTCTTGAGGCCGGCAAGGGAGTTGCCGAACTCACCGAAAAGATGAACAAACTTCAGGCCGACTATCTGGCCGCGTCGGAAAATATCGCCAATCTTGAAAAAGAAATGGCCAACAAGAATCGCCCCGGCTTCGGCACCAGCGAAGACCCGAAAGCAAAGATCAAAGACTTTGCCGCCGCTCTTGCCAAGTGGGATGAAGCCAAACTCGCCCAGTTCCGCAACGACGTATCGACCAGCCCCGACGGTTCTGGCGGCTACGCGGTTCCCTCTGAACTCGACAGCGTCGTAGATGCCTACCTCATGTCTGACGTTGCGATGCTCAATATCTGCAACGTGAAAAACTTCGCCGCCGACTACAGCAAGCTCGTCACCGTCACCGCCGGCAGTGTTGCCAACAGCACCGAACTGGCAACCGTTTCGAAGGGTTCAACCGGCACCATCGTCAAAGTCTCTCCGGTCAACGGTAAAAAGGTTGCCAAACAGCTGATTTCCGAAGAATCCAAAGACGACCTGATTTTCGACCCCGAAAGCTGGGTGCGCGAAAACATCGCTATGGTCATGGCCGAAGACCTCGAAACCGAACTTATCACCGGTCTCGGTGAAAACGGCGCAACTA